GTCAGGCGCGGGTCGAGGACGCCCGTGGTGAAGTCGAGCGAGAGCGTGGAGCCGTCGCCGCCCTCCACCGGGAGCGTGCGCTGCCGACAACGCTCGACCGGGTCAGAGCCGAGCAGCCATGTCCGGTTGCGTGCGTGCATCAGATGAACCCGATGAGGGCGTTGGCGGTCGGGGTGCTGGACGCGGTCATGGCGATCTCGACCAGTTCCGCACCGCATAGATCGACGATGATGAACCCGCCAAGCACGGCAGCGGTGTTGCCGTTGTAGACCTTGCAGTCACCAAAGTCCTTGCGATAGGTAAGCCCGAGGAACTGGTTTGCGCCGTTGACCGATGTCGTGGCAGCACCAGCGGTGACAGTGCAGGTCGTCAGCAACTGCGGACGCCACTGACCATCGTCTCCACGGTTCCAGCCGATGACGTGCAGGACGACGGTGCCTGCGTTTGCGCTCGACGCCGTCTGAATCTTGGCGTAGTTCAGGCGCGCTCCGAGAACAATCCGCGCGGTCGCCCCGGTTGTGGTGGTCACTGGCGTCGTCGTCGTGTTGTTGCGAACCGTCAGCGAGGACGGAAGGGTCAGGTCGGACGGAGACGCAACCTCCATAGGGGCAGTCAGCGTCCGGGTAGCGGTGATCGTGGGATTCAGTCCAATGAGGCTCATGGTCGTTCCTTACGAGGGATTCTGCACTGGGTTGAGGATGATGAAGCCGGGGCCGTTCCGGGTTCCGGAACGCCACAGGTTCGGCTGTACCTGACCGAAATGGCTCTGCACCATTCCGTCCTTCTGCTTGGCCGCTCCGAAGATCGGGCCAGCCTCGATCTCCGCGAACCGCTGGCTCTGCTGCCCGTCCTCGTATGCCTCCGCGACGGCGCGGACATACGAGATGAGCGTTGCCTCGACGTGCTTCGGAATCGAGATGACCTCCGAGGTCGCCGTCGAACTGGTGACCGACTGCCACCCGGTTCGGTAAAGCACATTCAGGGACTCCGCGCTCGTCGGTGTCGGATACAACTCCAGCCGGAACGACTGCGTCGGGGCAAGCGTCGTCGGAAGCACCGTCTTGACGTAGGCGCGCCACGTCAGATCCGGGTAGTTGGTCTGACGAGCCGTCTCGACCTCCTCAGGGGACTGGATCCACAGAGGCTGATCCTGCTTCCAGACCTGCGTCAGTTCAGCGAAGTCGGAGGGAAGCGCGACGTAGGACTGCGACACGACCGTCGTGACGGTCGCGGTCGCCTCGCGGAACTTCCACGGGTGGGTGAACAGATGCTCCCCTGCGGTGTTGATGATCTCTGCCTGACGTTCCGCGACGGTCTGCCCGGAGGCCGTCGATGGACGACCGCCGATGGCAAGCAGGACGTGGTTCTTGAGATCGCCGTAGGTGAGCATGGGTAATTCCACTGGCCGGGTTTCCCCGGCCAGTGGTGAATGGTTGCGTCAGATCAGGTCAGGGCCGTAGCCGTGCCATCAATCGGGCCGTTGAACAGCAGAACGGGGATGTTCGCGGACGCCGCAGCCGTCACGCCGCCAAGAGCGATCGCGACGGTCGTGTCCGGGTTTGCCGAATCAGCCTCGTTGCCGAAACGACCAGCCGTATCGGACAGGAACAACTTGCTGCCGACGACGACGTTGTTGGTCGTCGCGCGGACAAGAGCGGTGGCGATGCCGCCGAACTGCACGTTGACCACCTGACCCTGCGCGCCCGAACCGGACGGAAGGGAGGTGACGACGCCGATGTATCCGGCGTTCGAGTGCGAGCCGTCACCGGACGATGCATTGACATCGCCTTCAGCCAACTTCACGCAGGAGAACGGCGAGAGTTCAAAACTCGCGACGGTTTCCGCGGGAGGATAGATGACGCTGGAGTGGTTGAACGACGTGATGACGACGTTTCCGACGACGACTGCCGTGGAATCGCGGTTGATGCAGCGCGCAGAGGTGCCAGCAGGCTGGATCCCGAGCGCACCGTTGTTAGGAGCAAGAATCATTGTGTGTGTCCTTCCTTGTGTGGTAGAGGGGGCGGGATCGCTCCCGCCCCCGTTGCTTCATCAGGTGGTCTTGACCGGGGCGACGATGCCGTGACGCTGGCGGCTGTTGCAGAACAGGTTCCACCAGCAATCGACGGGCTGCACCCAAGTGAACGGCTGGTTCGGGTGACGCATCACGTCGTGCTTCTTCATGTAGCGCGTCGAGTGGAAGATCGGGGTGAGGTACTGGCCGTTGACGAACCAGTAACGCGCACCCTTGTCGATCGTCGTGGAGCCAGTCTCGCTGCCACCGGAGGTGGTGACGAGGGTTGCACCGTCGCGGCCAGACTTGTCATCGTTGACAGAGGCGTTTCCGATCGGGAAGATCGCCGCATCGTCGAGGTTCGCGCAGTACTCCAGCGGGATGCCGGAGAACGTCGGGGTGTTGTATGCACTGTCCTGCGGGCTGACGAGCATGTCGTTGGTTGCACGCAGGCTACGCTTGTACTGGTTGAGGCCAAGACGTGAGCAGAGGATCATCTGGCGGCTGAAGTTCGTCTCCTCGAAGTACTGACGCTGCGTCAGGGGAGCCTTGAACTGCACCTTCAGGTACATCTCGTCGAAAGCGCCGAACAGTGCATGGACGGTGCGGGTTCCGCTGTTGAAGCCGCTGAACGTCTTGGATGTTGCGGGATCATTTGCGGCCAAGGCACGGTCGTAGAACGAAATCTGGTTGGACCAGCGGCCATCCGTGTCCGGGTCGATGCCAAGCACGTTCGTCCAGCCGATCGGACGACCGCCGCGCTCACCGAAGGTGGTGACCGCGCCGATGTCCTCCGTGATGAAGGCTGGCAGGCCGTAAGGCTCCTTGCCGCCAGTCTCCATGTTGGCGTAGTTGCCCTGCGAAGGCGCCCACAGGTCGTTCTCCATGCCGTTCAGCATGGAGGTCCACATGCGCATCTCCTTGATGCGCTTGAGGCGCTTGTACATGACCTTGGCATCGCCGTCGTTCAGTTCGACTTCCTGATCCGTCCACGACATGTAGTCCATCGAGAAGCGCCACGGGGCCGACAGGGTGTCGGTGACCTGCGGGTTGCTCCAAGAGAACGTGTCGTTCGGCTGGTACTTCTGGTAGGTCGAGGCGTCGTCGAAGACGATCACGTCCTTGATGGACGTGCCGCCCTGAACGAGCGTCTCGCTGGCCTTCTCCTTGAGCAGGCGGGAGAGGACGTAGTTGTTCTTGACGGCCTCGTTGATGACGGCATCTGCGGACTTCAGGTACGCAGGGCCAGTGCTCTGCATGAAGTCATTGAACTGGGTGATCGAAGGCATGGTGCCTCCTCCTTATCTGCGGGTAGCGGGACGGAGGCGACTGCCACCGCCCGACATGATCTGGTCAAGGATGTCGTCGTCAGGGTCGCGTGGCGGCGGCTTCACCGGGGCAGGCCCGCCCTTCGGGGCGGTCGGCTGGCTGGCACGCACGTTCGGCGGCGCTGACGGCTTCGATCCAACGATGGCCTGATAGGCGGCGGCGGCGAGTTCATCGACCGACGCATACCCACCCGGCTTTGCAGCCCCGAGTTCCGACATCTTGGAGGTGATCGCGTCGAAGGACGGGGACTTGGCCCCGTACTGGACGCGCATCGCCATGTCGGCAGCGCGGACCTGCGCAAGCAGCAGTTGCTCCTGCATCTGCTGCTGCTGCTGCTGGAAGGCTTGGCGGACGGGTTCCACGACATCCGAGCCGTAGACCTCCGCCATCTGGTCGAACGGGTCCTTGGCCGCGGTCGGCGCCTCCGCAGGCGTGTTGTCCTGCGCAGCGGCCTCCGGTGCCTTGCCCTTCGCCAGTTGCTCCTCCAACTGCTTCATTCGACCGCCATACGAGTCAACGTCCTTCTGCCGCTTCGCTGCCGAATCCGCCCACTTGGCGAGCGTTTCGGGCGAAGCCGAGGCGATGACCTCGTCGGGTACGCCGTCCCTCTTGAGGACCTTGGCGACCGCTTCACGGTCGAAGGCGGGGGACTCTTCCGGTTCCGTCGAGGGTGCTGCCGACGAATCGACATCAGCCTCCCCGTCGCCTTCATCGTCCGTTCCGAGCAGTTTCGCAAGCACAGCGTCGTCGTCGTCCGGGGAGTTGGCCTCGACGGCTTCCACGGGTTGCGCGGTGTCCTGCACGACCTGCTCCTCCGCCCCGCTGGACGGAGTGTCGGCCTGCACGATGGGTTCAGCGATGCTGTCCATGTTCAGTCCTCTGCCCTGACGTAGCCGTGGCGGGACGCGACATTGCGTTCCTCACGGCGACTGTGGATGATCGGGTGTCCCTGTCGGTCGCACTTGACGCCCGGAAGGTTCCGG